ATTTGATACTCGAACGCAAGTACTATCAATGCACTCGAAATAATTGGATGTATAGTATCCAGTCCTATTCATTCTTCTTTTAGTAATGTCAGCACCACGCTGTGCATTTCTAACATCGACCATAATTGCTGTTGTGATAATTTACTTAATTTATTAAATTACTTAATGACTAAATATTTATATCTCTTTATTATGTGCTTCTACTTTCTTTATACCAATATACTCGCGATTTTATTGCAAGAACAGTTCTTTTGTGTTCCAAAGCGATTTCTTCAAACGTTTTATCGTCAATTATCTCCTGAATGAATTTAGTATCTTCTTCAGGCGACCATTTATTAAATGACCTTGATGTATTACACCAACCGAAAAGAAAAATGAGACAAAAACATTATAAAAATATAATAATTTTTATTCATCCTTTCTATTTGATGTAAATGATTGCATTTAAGCAACTAACTACAATTTGACGGCACTATAGCGGTTTGTAGTTTTTGTAAATCAACACCCCTCCTATATCTTTCTGGTCGTTCATCATATTCTATATAATAGTTAAAAACTTTTTGAATATTTTTACAACCATTTTTATCAAGCATATCTAATGTGGTTAAGGGTAAAAAATGCCCTGACCGCAATCAGCTCAAAGCATATTTAGAAAAACTATTAAATAAGCCTTATGAAGCGAAAGGATGGACGGGTATTGGATACAAACAAGATGAAGATGATGAATAGGGTATAGTATAGATTTAGATGGTTATATATTAATGTATATGGTTTTATATTTATTTTTTATTTTTATAAAAATTGATTTATTATATAATAAGTCATTAATATAATATAATATAATATGAATAACCAAAATAAAGGACTATTATATGAAAAGTGTGTCAAAGACTTTATTATACAACAATTTGGTATAAATGCTTTTCTATGGAATGAATGTCCAGAAAACATATTGATACAAAATAATCTTATTCATTCTCATAATGAGATGAGGTTAATAAGAAAAGGTATAAAAGAAGGGCATTTACATAATCATAAGGATATTGGTATAGATATTATACAGTTTGATAATGATAATGCAAAATGCTCTATTGTTCAATGTAAGAATGGGTATAATAACGGGTTGTGTATAGATGACATATCTGGTATTATGTCAAGAGCTGCTTTTGTAAGGGATATTAATACATATATTTATTATACAAGTAGTTTATCAAGAAATTTAAGATATATTTCTAAAATAAGTCCTTATGTTGTATATATAGATTCTACAAATGATATAGAAACACTTAAACTATTAGAAGGTGATAATGACAATAAGATATACTTTGTAAAATTACCTTGCGAAGATAGTAATATTAGTAATAGCATAAATGAAGAGGTTATACATTCTATAATAACTCCATATTCTTATCAATCAGAAGCCGTTAACAAATTTAAGGAATATTATCTAAGTAATAATAGAGGAATATTAGCAATTCCTTGTGGATGCGGTAAGACATATATTAGTAGTTTAATTTCTATTGATTATAAGCAAATTGTTATTCTATCGCCATTAAGAGAATTTGCAAATCAAAACTTGAAAAGATTTATAGAATATGGCTATAATAAAAAAGATACATTATTAGTTGATAGTGATGGTGATAGAGATATAGATAGTATTAAAAATTTTATAAGTAAAGATAAATTTGTTATATCTTGCACATATAAATCTATGGATTTAATAGCAGGATGTTTGGATTTATTTAATGATGTATTATTTATTGTTGACGAGTTTCATAATTTATCAAAATCTAATATATTAGATGAAACTAATAATATATATAAGTTATTGATATCATCGCATAAAATACTATTTATGTCAGCTACTCCAAGAATTTATGATTTTGAGTATGATGATGATTATGATAATGAGCAATGTTTTGGAGATCTTGTTTATCAAATGACATTTACAGAGGCCATTGCTAATAAGTATATTACAGATTATAGAATATGGTTGCCTTCTATTCACGAGAATGACGAAGAACTTAATAAAGAGCTTTCTATTTATGAAATTGATAATGAAATTAAGAATAGATGTAAGTTTCTATATTCTTGTATAGCAAATAATGGTTCAAAAAAGTGTATAATTTATTGCAAAGATACAGAAGATATGAATAGTATGATTGAATGTATGAAAACATTAAACGACTTTTACATTATGGATATTGAGATGCATAGCATAAGCTGTGATGATAGCGTGAAGAAAAGGGGTTATGTATTAGAATGTTTTACTAATAATGAGAAAATACAGCTTCTATTCAATATTAGAATCTTAAATGAATGTATTGACATACCAGCTTGTGATAGCGTGTATATAAGTTATGCACCTAAAAATAAAATAACTACTATTCAAAGAATAAGTAGATCAATGAGAATAGATAAGAAGAATCCTTATAAAGTTGCAAATATATATATTTGGTGCGAAGCATACGAAGAAATATTAGAGACATTGTCATCTATCAAAGAATACGATATTATGTTTAAGGATAAGGTTAAAGTTAGTACTGTTGACTTTTATAATAATAAGGATGAAAAAGAACTTCGAATAATAGAGAAAGATAAGGTGTTATTGAGTGATTGTATTATAGGCGTTAAGGAGTTCAAGGTTATTAGTTGGGAAGAAAAACTTGTGATGGTTGAAGAATATATAAGGGAATATAGGAAGTTGCCTGTACAGCATAATACAAATAAATGCATAGCATCATTATCTATATGGATATCTACACAAAGACAAAATTATAAGAATAATAAAAAAATAATGAAAAATAAAAATATAAGGAAATTATGGGAAGAGTTTGTTAATGAATATGAACATTTGTTTATGTCTAATACTGAAAAATGGCTTAATATTTTACAAGAGGTTGAAAAACACATAAATATATATAAAGAATTGCCTTCCGCATATTCAAAAGATACAATTACTCAAAAAAAAGGAAGTTGGATAAATACTCAACGAAGTAATTACAAAAATTTAAATCATATAATGACTGATGAAAATATAAAAAATATATGGGAAAATTTTGTTAATAGAAATAAAATATTATTTCGAAGTAATGAAGAAAAGTGGTTAGATAATTTAAGAGAACTTGAAAAATACATTCAAATTCATAAAAAATTACCATCACATACTAATAAAGATGAAAATATAAGTTTGTTAGCAAAATGGACTACTAATCAAAAAAGAAACTATATTGATATAAATCAAATAATGATGACTAACGAAGATATACGGAAATTATGGGAAGAGTTTGTTAATAAATATCAAGAAGTATTTAAGTCAAACGAAGATATTTGGAAGGATAATCTTAATAAGTTGAAAAAATATATCAATATACATAACATATTACCAACAAGTTGCAATGAAGATGAAAATATAAAACAATTAGGGTTATGGGTAAGAAATCAATCAAAAAACTATAATAAAAAGCAATATATCATGAAAAATTATGAAATAAGAACTCTATGGGAAGAATTTACAAGTATGAAAGATATGAAGGTATTATTTCTAAATAATGAGGAATTGTGGAATTATAATAAAACAAAGGTAGAAGAATATATACAAGAGCATAACAAATTACCTCATGGAACTGATAATGATAAGGAAATAAGTTCATTAGGAACTTGGATATATGCTCAGAAGCAAAATTACAAAAACAAAACTAAAATTATGGTTAATGAAAATGTTAATGAAAACATACGAAAATTATGGGAAGATTTTGTTAAACAATATGAAAAATATTTTATGTCAAATGAAGAGATATGGATGACACGCTTTGATGAATTAAATGAATATATAAATATACATAATAAACTACCTCCATCACGAGATAAAGATTTTGATAGTTTAGTTCAATGGACAAGACATCAAAAAAGAAACTATGATAATAGAAATCAAATAATGAATAATGAAACTATTAGAAAAATATGGAAAGAATTTACAGATAATAATACAGCGTTATTTATTACAACAGATGAGATATGGTTTGAAAATAAAAACAAGATTGAAGACTATATACAAAAATATAATAAACTACCATCGCAAGCTAACAGAGATAAGAATATAAGTTCATTAGCAAGTTGGGTTTCTTCACAGAAGCAAAATTATAAAAATAAAGAACATATTATGAAAAATAATAATGATATTGTAAAAGAATGGGAGTGTTTTATAGAAAAACATTCTATATTATTTAGGTCTAATGAAGAAGTATGGATGGACACTTTACATAAGGTTTTTGAATATATAAAAGAACATAATAAACGACCTTCAGCGACTAATCAAGATAAGGGTATAAGGTTGTTAGGAAATTGGGTTTCTTCAAATAAACAAAACTATGAAAATAAGGAACAAATAATGGGGAATGAAGAGATAAGAAAAATATGGGAAGATTTTGTTAATAAATATCAAGAAGTATTTAAGTCAAACGAAGATATTTGGAAGGATAATCTTAATTCTTTAGAAAATTATGTGATAGAAAATAACAAAATGCCATCTATCCATAGTAAAATATCAAATGAAAAAAAGTTAGGATCATATGTTCATCATCAAAAACATAACTATAAAAATTATAAGGGTAATATGAAAGATTCCTCTTCAATAAGAAAAGAATGGGAAGACTTTACTGCAAAGTATCCACATCTATTCTAACACAATAATCATAATATTTAAATTCAACAACATGTATTATATATTTTTATATTACTTCTTAAATAATGAGAGTAATAGATAAAACTTATAAGTATCCTTATAAAAGATATAATTTATTATTTGCTATTACTGCTAATAAAATAGTTGATTATGTATTATACAAAGACATAAAAGGTGGGTTAAAAACTACTAATATAATAGATTTTTATAACAATAGTATTAAAGATAAATATAAAAATTATTTAATTATTATGGATAATGCTGTTATACATAGATCAAATATAATAAGACAAATAATAGAAGAAAGTAATAATGATTTATTGTATAGTGTTCCATATCATCCAGAAACAAATGCAATAGAAGAATTTTTCAGTCAATTAAAACATTATATCAAAAAAGAAAGTCCAAATACATATGAAGATAT